CCAACTTAACTTTTTTGGAGAACCAAAATGGCTGCTGTATTTCCTGTAGTTAGCTCCGGTGCTTTTGACACCACCCCGTCTTACTCTGGCGGTTTCATTCCTCAGCTTTGGTCAAACAAGCTGAATGCGAAGTTCTATGCCAACACCATGCTGGCTGAAATTTCGAATACCGACTGGGAAGGCGAAATCAAGAATCAGGGCGATACCATCCGTATCCGCACTGCACCGTCCATCACCATCAACGATTACGCTGGTGCTGGCACCACTCTGACCTCTGAAGTACCTGCTCCGGTCTACACTGACATGCAGATCAACAAGGGCAAATACTTCAGCGTGCAGGTGAACGACGTTCTGGCGCATCAGGCTGACATGGATCTCATGAACATGTTCACCGATGACGCTGCCAAGCAGTTGAAGATCGCAATCGAGAACGAAACCTTCTTCCAGTGGTTCGTTACCGAAGGCGCTAACGCTGCAAACAAGGGTGCTACCGCCGGTGCGCTGTCTACTGAGTACAACCTCGGTACCGACGCACTGCCGATCGACCAAGCTACCCCGGCAAACGTCCTGAAGACCATTCTGCGTATGTCTGCTGCTCTGGACGAGCAGAACGTACCGGAAGATGGCCGTTGGTTGATTATCAGCCCGTACGACCGTCAGGTTCTGATGCAGACTGACATCGCTCAGGCGTACTTCACTGGCGACTCTGCAAGCACCATCCGTACCGGCAAGATCGGTATGTTGGATCGCTTCGAAGTCTACGTGTCTAACTTGCTGCCGAAGGGCACCACTGCTAAGGCATTGGTTCCGGGTCTGTCAGCCGTTGCTTCTGGCGCTACTGCTACCGGTGCTAAGCCGCGTCGCATGATGGTTGCTGGTACCAAGGCTGCATGTGCGTTCGCTTCTCAGATCTCTAAGACTGAGCCGCTGCGCAACCAGAATGACTTCGGCGACATCGTTCGTGGTCTGGCTGTATACGGTCGTAAGGTCGTTAAGTCAGAAGCTCTTGTAACTGCTCTGGTCGGTGACCCGAGCTAATTGAGCTGGAAGGAGGGGGGTAAAACCCCCTCCTTTTAACCATGTACGGAGTTGCCTGTGTCAACGATCAAAGTTACCGACATCGTTAAGCGTGTCGAAGACGTCCTGCAAGACAGCAACGTCCGCTGGCCGCGCGTGGAGCTGCAAAACTGGCTGAATGAAGCCTACTTGCAGATTGTTCTGCTGCGCCCTGACGCGACTGCAAAGACAGGCACTTTCACCTGCGCTGCGGGTACTCGACAGGTACTCACCACTGGTTTTTCTTCCGCGATCCGTCTGCTCGACGTGGTGCGGAACCTCGCTGCGACCTCCAACAAGAAGGTCATTCGGCTGGTCGACAGAAGTGTTCTGGACGATCAACGTCCAAGCTGGCACGCCGAAACGGGCACGGTCAACATTCAGCATTTCACGTTTGACCCACGCCAACCCAAAGAATTTTTCGTGTACCCCCCAGCCACTACGGCTGCACAGGTCGAGGTGGTTTACACCGACGCCCCGGGGGCGCACGCACTCACCGAATCCCAGTTGAACCCGACCGGTGGCAGCACCGAGACGATTAAGCTGGACGACATTTACCTCAGTGCGCTCATCGACTGGATTCTCTACCGAGCCTTCTCGAAGGACTCGGAGTTCGCTGCCAACGCGGCTCGCGCGAATGCTCATTATCAGGCGTTCACCGCAGGCATCGGCGCGAAGAGCCAGAGCGACACAGCAGCCGGACAGGTAGGGGGCTGATATGGCAGTTACATGGTCTAGTTTCTACCCCTACGTTCAACCGCACCTTCCGGGTTGCCCGGAGATCGTCATTGAGGCGCACCTTCAGGAAGCCGCTGCCGAGTTCATGGCGCTAAGCGAAGTGTGGCGTTTTGACATCGAGCAGGACTTCACCAGTAAGAACACCTCGGACTACGACGTTTCGGTGCCAACCGGGTCTGTTCTGGAGAACATTCTGTTCTTGTATCTGGACGGCCTGCCGATGACGCGGGTATCTGACAAACATTTCAGCCCGCCTAAGCTGACCAACGGGTCGACTGTAACGGGGCTTCCGGCGTACTACAGCATTCTGGGCGACTCTGCGATTCGCATGTACCCAACGCCTGCGGGCAAGCACACCTTCAGCGGCCTTGGCGTGCTCAAGAGCAAGTTGACTGCGACCGGGGTGGAAGATTTCATTTTTGAGACGCACGGCAGAGCCATTGCGGCAGGCGCCATTGCACGGATCACAGAGATTCCGGGCAAGGAATGGAGTAATCCTGCGCTCTCTGCGTACTACCGAGCTTCGTTTACCCGTGCGGCGAGCGAAGCCAAGGGTCGGGATACCCGTCGAGTTAATTTGCGCGTGAGCCCGAAGGGCTTTGACGCCACCAGCAGAGGTTAGGGGGACTAATGGCTGACAAGATCAAGCTGGTTCAGGGCGATACCAAGCCTGCGATTATTGTCTCTCTGACGGATGAGACGACAGGCGAGCCGATCGGTCTAAACACCACCACGGTGCGTATGTATTTCCGTGCGCTCGGGGAAACGACGATTCTTACCACGCTGACGGGCACGCTGATTGCGGGCAAAGTGTTGGCGGACGGGACGATTGACGCCACAGGGGCGTATGCGACTCCCGGGGCTGGGGGTCGCGTGCAGTTCAACTGGGGTTCGGGTGACCTAGACATCGAAGCGGGCGCGTACGAGGGTGAGATCGAGATCACCTACGCAGACGGCACCAAGCAAACCGTTTACGACCTCCTGAAGTTCAAACTCCGCGAGGACTTCTAAATGGCGCTGAGCCGTATTCGTGCGAACGTTACTGTAACCAGTCCAACTGCCGCCGTTACGGTTAGCCCGGAAGGTGTAGTAGGGGCGACGGTTGGTGTCGTTCAGACTGCGGCTACGGTCGTTATTCCAATTTCGGCGATAAGCTGGATCAACATCATTTACTCCGCAGAGGTCGACTACCGTGGCATGAATCCGGTGGTCAAAGAAATCTCTGTCGTTGCAGACACCAACGCGTTCCATCTTTTCAAGCCGTTTGCCGAGGCCCAGTCCACGGTGGAGCAGGCTACGCGTTTTGTGGGTAAGGCGCTTGCGGACGCGCCGACGCTCTCCGAGATTACTGTCTACAGCTTGCAGCGCACCATCAATGAACTGGTGGACGCGACGGACGATTTTTATGGTGTCGCCAATTCGGACGACGACCAGACGATGTTCTTTTCCAAGAGCATTCCGACTGAAACGCAGACGGTCTCGGATACGGATAACTGGGCGCTCACTAAGGCGGCGACTGAAGGGCTCAACACTACGGAGTCCACGACCTACGCTGCCACCAAAGCGCTTGCAGATAACCCAAGCATCTCGGAAGCCGTAGGCTACACGTACCAGAAAGCCGTGGCGGATACCGCCGATGCGGGCGACGAGCTGAACGCGCTGTTTGTGACGGACGACGGACAGACCATGTTCATGTCCAAGAACTTCAGCGAACCCTTATCGAATAGCGATGCGGCGGTGACGGCGTTCGGCAAAAACCCAAACGACTACCTGTACACAAGCGACTATTTACAGCCGTTTGACTTCGGCAAGGGTTTAACAGAAAACCCTGTTACTTCTCAACAAGTCACGTATACTTTTGGTACTTCACGTGTTGACACGTCAACAGTTACAGATAATTCTGTGTACAGTTACGGTCGACCTGAGTACGACAGTGTAAACGCGCAGCGAGAAGGCCCCAACTTTTGGGACAACTACGTCGACCCGACCTACATGGGTGCGGGGTACGCGGGAACAGGGATTCCGGCGTTCGATGTAGAGAAGGCGGTATCTGATGCCGCTTCCAACTCAGACACGCTGACTTACACGATGGTTTACAGCCGTACGTTGTCTGACTCGGTGAATGCCACCGACGACTTCGACGGTACGGCTACGACTGAAGATGACCAGACCATGACCTTTGCGAAGGGCCTGTCTGACACCATTTCCCATTCCGATGCACATGCGTTTGTGGTCGGAATGTCCAGAGAGGACGCAGCGACGTTCTCGGACGCTCTTACTGACCTGTTTGGTAAGGCCGTTACCGATAGCTTCACGAAGTCCGATCTAGTTACTGCGAGTGTTGGCAAGGCACTGGCGGATTCCGCTACAACCTCAGACAACATCACCGCACGTAGTTTTTCGAAGGCGCTGTCAGATCTTGTTGACGCGACAGATGACTTTGATGGAGCTGCTACTGCTGAAGACGACCAGACCATGTCGTTCGTTACCAGTAGGGCAGAAACGGTTTCAGCGTCTGACTCTTCGAGCCAGTCTGCTGGGAAGGGGCTGACTGATTCAGTCAGTACGGGCGATAGCGGTTCGCTTCGCATGACGGACTACTGTGACGTGCTGTACTTCACGGATGTCTATGTAGGTATTTCTGCAACGTTCTAAGGAAACTGAAATGCAAAATTTTGAAACTCTCAAGCTCAAGGGCGAACTGAGCGTCGTACTGAACAAGGCCGACGGCAGCGTCGAAACTCACGATTTCAAGAACCTCGTGGTCAACACCGGTCTGAACTTCATCGTATCGCGTATGAAAGATGCCACTGCTACTGCGATGAGCCACATGGAATTGGGCACGGGTACTACGGCAGCCGCCGCAGGTGACACTGGTCTGGGCGCCGCTATCTCTGGTAGCCGCACCGCACTGACCTCAACCACTGTCGCGACCAACACCATCACCTACGTTGCGACTTTCGCAGCGGGTACCGGTACCGGCGCGGTTACTGAAGCGGGCATCTTCAATGCGTCTTCTTCAGGCACGCTGCTCTGCCGCACCGTATTCCCGGTTGTGAACAAGCAAGCAGGTGACAGCATGACCGTAACTTGGGTCGTAACTGTCTCCTAATAGGGGGTTGTGATGTCAACAATCGTCACACGTGAAACAGGGGGGACTGCGAAAGGCAGCCCCCTGACGAATGCTGAGGTAGACACCAACTTCATCAATCTGAATACAGACAAGATGGAGAAGGCTAGCAACCTTAGCGACTTATCAAACGCAGCGACTGCTCGCACCAACCTCGACGTGTACAGCACAACTGAGGCAAGCAACGAGGCAATCGCAATGGCAATCGCATTGGGGTAACACATGGCATTCAAATCACAAGTTACGGCGAACCTCGGTACGTCTGGCAGTCCGTCCACTGTGACGCCGACTGTGGCGTCCGGCGCTACCGCCACTCTCATTGGTCTATCGCTTGCTAACACTACTGCAGCGAACGTCACCGTATCAGCCAAGCTGAACAAGAGCGGCGGCAGTTCGGCGTTTCTTGTGAAGGATGCCTCTGTTCTCCCGGGCGGTGCGCTAGCAGTTGTTGGCGGTGAGCAGAAAGTTGTATTGGAAGCAGGCGATTCGATCACCGCATACGCGAGCGCATCGAACTCTGCCGACTGCGTCATCTCGTATCTGTCCTAAGGAGTGACTCATGGGTTACATAGGTAACGGCCCGTATCAGGGCGTCCTGACCGGCGGGAACATTCAAGACGGCACTGTCGAGACGACTGATCTTGCAGACGGTGCTGTTACCACAGTAAAGATTGCTGATGCATCGGTTACAGCTACAA